CAAAGACAAAAAACCTTTTATTAAATTCTTTCAAGAAAATATTTTAGATATTAATTTTAAAAAATTACCCTCGCATACAAATAATATAAATACCAATATACCCTGCCATAATAATAATATAAATCTTACTAAATATGGCTCAAAATATGCAGAAATTTTACTTGAAAATGATTTGAAAATATCTGATTTATTTCCAATTTTAAACCCTTTAAAAATGGATATTATTTTTAATTTTGCCCGACCTAAGAACCATTTTTTAAAGGCTGGTAATATATCAAATAGGTTTAAAAATAATTATCCATTTATAGACATTGATAATACAATTAAATTTTTATTAGATGTTTTACAACCTCAAAAAAACAATAATAATTATATCGGATTAATTGAAAATGATAAACAGGTAATTAATTTAACAGCCTGTAAAAAGTATTTAAATAATAGAGATTTAAAACCATTTATTAATATATGTTTATATGATTGATTAATATTTTATTTTAATGCGTTTTATTTGCCTTCTAAGCTCCTTTAATTAATTTTTGATAGTAAAGTATAGACAAAAAAAAGACACTTTAAAAAGTGCCTTAATTTTTAATTTAAATAAATTTAAATTTTTTTTTAAATATCATTCTATAATTTCCAAACAATTTGTAAAATCTCTTTCAATGTGTATATCGCACATAACCAGTTTATTGCAATTTTTACACTTATAAACTTCAAAACCTCCATCACAAATGTCCCCATATTGAAAACTAATATTTTCCCATTTTTTACAACATTTATTACGCTCTGCTTTTTTCGTTTTTATCCCTAAATGCTTCATTTTTTTTATCCTTATTTTAAATAGTTTTTATATTTTGAATCTTTTAATAATTCTTTTGTTATCATATGAGATATTATCTTTTTCCCGTTCTTTTGATGGTTTGGTAAATAATGCTTGATAGTAAATAAAATTATTATTAAGCTGATAACGTAACCTATAAACATAATTTTAATTAATCGTTTAAGGCTCTTAACCTCCCGTTTAAGGCTCTTTTTATTTTGTTCTGTTTTGATTGTTGTTCTGCTTTTCTTCATTGGTTTAAGTCCTTTTATTTTATTTATTCAGGTAAAAATTGAATTTCAGATTTAGTAAATATTTTTTGTAATTTCTTAGCATGATTAATTGTACTTTGATTATAATAATCCCAATCTATAAAATATTCATTTTTACAACTGCATAAAATATCATATAATAAATTTTTCAAAGTTGTATTTTTCTTAGTATCGTTTACACTACATCCAAAATTAAATTTAATTTCTTGGTTATTTCTTTTAATTACAATTTCGTAAACTTGTCTATTATCTGTATCATTTATAAAATGTTTTTTAATTCCTTCGCTTTTTGCGTAAATGTATAATTCAGATAATAATTTGTTTAATTTTTCTTTATTTTCTGAATATTCTAAACAAACAGAAAGCCCAAAATTATCAATTTTACCCCAAGCATTTAAAATTGGAATGTTTTTTTGGTGTATTATATAACTATAATTATTCATATTTGCTTTTAATCCTTATTTATTTATTTATTAATTCTGTTTTAAAGTCTAATGTCTGTATAATATCGAAATTTTCAGAATCCAAACAGCTAAAAGAATGAATATTTATTTTTAATATATTAGATAGATAAGTGATTGCAGTATCTAACCAGCTATTATTTATATAGTCCTTAGCAATATAAATCTTTTTATTAAATCGAGTATCTTTTATCATTATCCTACTTGTTGAATAAGTAATTTTAAAAGTTCTTAAATTATTTAATTTAATTGTTCTCTGTTCATATTTATTATTAATATAAACTTTTTTCGTGTAATTATATTTCATTGTTTTTAATCCTTATTTATTTAATTGTTTTATTTAAAATATATATTTTATTTTAAAATGGCTTAAAGGCTTATTATAATATTTAGCCACTTTAGCTAAATCTAAATTTAATTCGTATCTGTCCTCATAATAAGCATCTAATATATTTTGAATCCAACGAGGTCTGCCAATACCAATTTTTAAATCATCTTTAGTTTGTTTTGTTTCCCATTTGATTTTAATTATTTTTATTTTCATTTATTTTAAATCCTTATTTATTTAATTGTTTTGGTTGTCGTTGTCATTGGTACAATATTAAACTTGTCAATAAATATAATCCAAATACTTTTTTAAGTTTTATTAAAAAAGTTATTATTTGTTAATAATATATATATATAATGTTGATAAGTATTTAATTAAATATTAATTGGTGAGATTTTGCCAAGCTCTCATTTTTCAATTTTTAGGAAATTTTACAAATTTATTTAATTTACTTTTTTACTTGATTTTTTCTGACATTCTGACAAAATACCAATAATTAAAAAATAATCGGCTCTGTATAGCCTTCAGGCTTAAGGATTTACATAATATAAATTATCGGAATGATAAAAAATAGGGGTATGGAGTGCATTATTCAGTTACCACCTCTGGGGGCTTCCCATGCATATTTTTTACCCATTTAATGTCCACTTGAAAACCCATTTTTTTAAAAATGTCTGTAGAATGTCTAAATAATTGTGTATAACTTTTTAAGGGGGTGTGTTCTAATGCAGTTTAAGAGGGTTCGGCTTCCTGAAAAACCTGATTGGTTTTTTCTTCTCTTTTTTCAGCTTCTAATTTGTATAATTTCTCTAACCACGCTCTTTTAACATGGTCTTTCGGTCGCCCTGCTGGTAATCGCTCTAATCCAACTGCTTCAGCCCTTTTTCTCAGGCTATATCTGTCGTTTTTATCTGCTTTATATTGAGGTGAGCGTTCACGTTTCATACGAGTTAATGTTTTGTGTAACTTCTTCTTTTCTGTTCTTGCTCTGACTATGGGTTTATTATTTCTTTCATCTCTTGGAGGTAATTCAGTTTGAGATAAAGTCATCGGCTCAGTTTCACCGTTCATTTCTTCATACTCTGCATCATCGGCTTCCATTTCTTTAGCAAACAGCTCATACGGAGATTTAACTTCTATTTGGAACTTCTTAGTAAACTTACCATGACGTTCTGCTAAGTATCGTGCAGCTTGTACATTACCTGCTTGTGCTTCTCTTATCATCGCAACATCAACTAATAATAAATCACGAGTAATGTTCTTAGCAAATATATCTTCGGCTTTCTCGTAAAATAATTTATCTTGTTTTATTCTTTTTAGAGCATTGGGAGTAATGTTTAATTGTTCACATAATTCTCTATCAGTTATTGCAGGGTTCATTCCAACTAATTGAGATGCTTTGTTTCTTATTAAGTTAAAATTGCTTTTACCGACTAAATTTGGCATTTACACCTCTACTACCGAATCAATGTTATTTGTGGGGTCTAAGGTACAATAGCAACGGAAATTACACCTACTCCATCCTGAAGCTGGTAATCCTAAAGCAACCCAATCTGTAAATGGTCTTACTTCACCACTTCTTTCTTCACAATCTACACAATGCTTTACACCACGAGCAACGACCCAACGATAATCTGCATCCCCACCTAAGACTTGGTTATAAACAGCCATCATACCTATCCTACTGCCTTCTCTTATTCCGTATCTGATTACATCAGTTGTTGAATTATACAAAGCAGTAAACGCACCTGTTTTATTGTTATATTGAGTTTTAATACGTTCTTTTATTTGTGGGTCGGTTAATCCCTCGTATTGTAACCTTTCGATTGATGAGGTAAGTTGTGCAGTAAATACTGTAACGTCTAAAAATGCTAATGTAGTTAAAAAGTCAAAGAAATCAAAATCATCTTCTTTTACATCTTCTTCATCTAAGAAATTACTAATGTATAAATCTAAATCTTCTATATTATCAGCCATTAAATAAACATTCCTCCAGTAGCTTTTCTAAATGCTTCTTTCATACGACTTTTAAACATTTTTAATCCTGATTCACCTGTTTTTTTATCATATTGTAGCCAAAATCTTATTGGAACGCTCTTGCCAACCAATCCAAATCTTTCTGTAAAATTGTTTTTAGCAATCTTATAAGCAATTCCATCTTTATTATCTTGGTCTTTTATAAAATTATCTAATTCTTCTTGACCTTTTGCAGTAACAACGCTTTTTCCAAGATGATGTTTTCCATATTCATTAAATCTTAATGTTCTGCTTTTAGGAAATGCTTTTATAGATTTTAATAATCTATCGGTATGTCTTAATGGCTTTGTAGAGCTTGTTTTTTTAAACTTAGCATTAGGAGAAAGTCCTTTTTCTCTTGCAATCTTAGTAAATTCTCCTATTTTGTCAAAATTTCCTTCCTTAATTGCTTTCTTAGAGCCTATCTCAAATGCTACTGCACTATTAGCTAAGAAATCTTTAATAATTTTGGGCATTTCTTTAGCCAACTTCCCTGCATCATACGTTATGTCAAATTCAACTTTCATTTGATTTGTAAATTCCTTTTGGCAAAGTCCATACCAAGCTTCTTCGCTTTAAGTATTCGTTTGAAACTACGGCTAAGATTGTTTTCGACAAAGTCTTGTCCGAATTTTTCAGGATTCTTGAGTATCTCGTCAATGGTCGTGTCCAAATCTCTGATTTCAAACTCATTAAGCTGTTTCTGTTCTTTGACGAAGTCTTTGAATAACCGATTGCCCTTGCTCATTCATTTTCCTTTTCATATCATTATTAGCAACGACATTTTCATCAATAATTTGCTTTGCCTGTTCATCTGTAAGGTCGTTGTTGTAATTTTGTAATAATTTAGTATGGCTGATTAGATTATTATCTAACATAAATTGATTAAACATAATCTCATCCTGAGCTGACTTTGGATATTCAGGTTCAGCAAAATCTAATCCTAAATCTTCAGGTAGTGAAACATTGTTTGCTTTAAGTATAGCTTTTTCTACTTCATAGATTTCATGTTCATACATTTGCCATAAATCAACATAATCTTCGTAATCTTCCTTGCGTTCTAAATCTCGAATTACAAGAGCTATTCCACTTGGTACTTCTCCACCTGAACGATTGAAATCAATATGTAAATGATTATTTGCAGCCGATGTTTCCATTATTGTTTTAATAATCTCAATTAATCCCCTCATATCGCCCTTTGGAGATACAATGTCAAAGTTCGCACCTTCAGGAAGTATTAATGTTTCATCCGTTCCTGCTCTGACTACGTTAGAATCTGCGTAAACACCTGTAACTACTGGTTGTCCAAAAGCTTGAAATCGACCACCGATACAAAGCTCAGTAAATAAAATGTTTACTGCTTCATTAGCCTGAACAATATCAGAAGCTCCTGCAACGAAGTGAGAATCAATTTGTGGCTCTCTATGAATAAATGATACAGGTATCATTCCATAATTATGCTCTACCTCACTAAGTATTCTACCACTTCCTTCATATTTAATCATTCTTGTATCATCGAGATACATATATGTCTGTTCTTGGTTACTTGATATATCATCAACCAAATTATCTATCGGGTAAGCAATAGCTATAGGATTTAAAGGGTCGTCATCTGACATAAATGGATGATAAAAATAAATAGGATGATAATCCATTTGTTTTTTTACAGGATTATAAGTAATTCTACACGCAACTGTTCCTAATAGCTTGGCTATACGTTCAATATGCTTTAATTTTATGTTTTTAAAGCGAGTTAAGCTCGTATATTGGTCGTTTACATTACGAACTGCACCTGTTCTGTAAATACGAGCCATTTTATTGATGAATCGGTGTGTAAAATTAATAAATAATGGTGGAACTTCCTTAAAGGCATCAATCTTAAAACGGTTAGCAATATAGCCTTCCATATTTTCACCTTCATAATAATCCAACATTTTATTTATCCACTTTTGTCGTCTTTTATGGACATCTAACTTTTGGGTTTGAATTGATTCGCTAATCAATTCTTTAGCTATTGAGTATATCATCTACCTACCACTTTCATTTGCATATTTTTAATTGGATAATGCGTTACAAAGAACATACGAAGTGAATCCATACTATGGTCTGACCGACCATCCTTCAATGGATTCTCCTTCAAAGGTCTATTGTCTTTATCTAATTCGTACCGATAGGCTTCTAAATCCTCTATTAATCCCTTACACTTCTTATCAATATGGATTCTATGAATACCATCGGCATTTTCAAAAAACGACCTAACATGGTCTATTCCTGTGGAAATAGAACGAGATACTTTATCTCGTGGAAATCGACAATAAATGCCGAAGTTTCTCATCTGTGTAATATCACCCATACCTGTTTGACTTTGTACTTGTCCACCAGCAGGGTCAGCATAATATCTTGTAACATGGTAAGGCTTTTGTAATATTCGCCTTGCCAATGATTCGGTCTTGATATTACGCTCATGGACTATTTCATCTATAATGTTGATATGTTCTAAACCATTCGTATCTAAGTAAGTTTGAAACCATAATACAGCAGGTTGTCTATAACCAAAATCCATACTGCAATATGTTTGCCTACTTGGCTCATGTTTAAAATCTCCTACATGAGTATCTCTACGGAACGATTCGTAAACCACCCCACCCATAGATGTAAATGAAGCACCATACTCTTGTTGAAAAACTTGGGGAGATAAATTCCTGCGTATCTCTTGCAAATCTTTATCTTGATAACCTTCAGGAAACGCATGATGGTTATCCCAAGATGGCGAGTTAAAGGAAAGCCATTCAGGGTCATCTCTTTGATACAATTCGTGTACCCAATTAAATCCTGATGGTGTTGTAATGAAAATAGCACGACTATCTTTTTGGTCTGATAAAGTTGGTCGTAAATATTGTTCCCATACTCGCTTGTCAATGTATGCTGCTTCATCTAAGATTACTAATGAATTAGATTCACCTAATAATGTAGCAGGATTATTAGCAGATTTTCCTTGTATTGAACTTCCCCAATCAAATTCTAAATACTGGTCACGCTCAGAGAATCTTCTTGGTTTCCATCCCATCTCGATTACTAACTTCTTATGAACTTCTCTAAATACTTTATTAGCCAATTCATAAGTTGGTGCAACCACCCAAACTCTTTTATTAGGTTGCGTAATCGTATAAACTGCTTCCATCGCTGATGATAAAGATTTACCAAACCTTCTACCACAAACTGCTACTGTGAATCTATGTTCTTTTTCGGGAAAATGTAATTTAAGCTGTCCACTATGAGGTTTATAACCAATCTGTTGAAACAGCTTTTCCTTAAATGTTTTCTGTTTATCCACGAATAATCTTGTGCAAGTCCACTCCTTTAATTTAATATATCCTATGTGTATTCCACAAGATATTGTGGTTACACATAATTCAAACACAACATATAGTAGGAGGACAGATGTCCGAAGAACAACAAGTATCTAATGAACCAGTAGGGGATGTAGATACACCGAGTACAGAAGCGACTAACGCTGATGCTTCTGTAATTGCAGAAAGCAAAAAGTATCGTAAGCGTAGTCAGGCTGCTGAAGCTCGTGTAGCAGAGTTAGAAGCTAAAATTAATTCATTTGAAACTGATAAACTTAAAGAAAAAGAAGAATTTAAAGCTCTTTATGAAAAAGTATCTGTTGAGAATGAATCAAATAAGGCTCTTGCTGATAAATGGACTTCTTATGAAGCTCAGAAACGAGAACAGCTTTTACAACAAGTGCCTGATGAAGAAAAAGCAGAGTGGGAAGGTTCTCCTCTGAATTTATTAGAAAAATATGTATCGAAGGCTAATTCTGTTCAACCTCAGAATCCTGACCATATAGTTTCAAAAACTCGGAATCTTAATGATATTCCAACGGATTGGACTAAGATGGACAAAGAGGATAAGAATAAAAATTGGTCAGCGATAGTTTCCAATTATCTTAAAAATTAGGAGTTAAAATAAAATGGCTTTAACAGACCCATTAGGTTCGAATATATTAATTGGTGGATTGCAAGGTAATGCAAGTCATGGAGCAAATGCAGACACTATAGGTGACCAGTTTGTACCCGAGTTATGGGGTGCAGCAATCTTGGATTCATTCCAAAGAAACACAGTAATGACAAATCTTGGTACTAATATGTCGGGGATGACAGGTGGTGATGTAATTAATCTACCTCATGTTGGTGTACCAATTGTAAAAGCAGTTTCACAGGCAGCAGAAACAATCACAATGGATGTTTCAGGCTCTGATACTGCAACAACTACTCAGTTGAAATTTGACGAGCATTATGTTGCTCCGTTATGGATTCCTGATGCAGTAAAAGTTCAATCAACATACAATCTTTTTCAGCTATACTCTGACCAATTAGGTTATGCTATAGCTAAAACTGTTGATAATTATTTAATGAGTACAGTAGCTAATGCCTTATCAACTGCTATAGGTTCAGCTGATGGTGTTAATGCCAACACAACTATGAATGTTGAAGTGGGAACTGGACTTACACCTGCTAACTTAGCTACTTTATTACCATTAATTATTGGTGAAACAGGAAGTACAGAAGGTTGGACTTTAGTTCTTGGTAAAACTTCTTATGGAGCATTGGCTAATACATCAAACTTTGGAAATGCTTATACTCAAGGAACGCAAGGAACACCATTGGGTGCTAATTTTGCTAATACAGGAGTTGCAGGAAGTTTACTTGGTATGCCTGTAATTGCATCTAATAGTGTATTCTTAGATGATGGTGCTGTTGCAGCTAATGCTGAAGCAGGTATCACTAAAGCATGGACAGGTTTCGATACAGGTGGTACTGATGACGATGACTTATTAAGAGGATTTGCTATTCATAACTCTGCGTTATATTGGGGTATCCAAAAATCAACTGTTCAAAGTTCTTATCAACATACATATATGTCTGATTTAGTTTCTATGGACATTATTTACGGTGCTACAGCAAGAACAGCAGATAGTGCTGGTGACAGAAGAATCATCGCATTAACTAATAGTTTAGATTAATAGATAATCGCTAATGAATTTAAGGGGGGCATTTTATTCCCCCCTTTAATTCTAAAGAGGATATATGGCAAAAATATTTGTTTATTATGGCGATAGGAAAAATCGTCATGGATATAAAAAAAGTTACACACAGGCTCAACTAACAAAAGAAAAATTAGAGCGACTTGCGAAAAAAGGTTGGAAAGAAGAAGTTAAACCAAAACCTAAACCTAAAGCAAAATCCAAGTCTAAGTCCACTAAGAAAGATTAATGCTCACAACATTCGATGAAATAATTGAAAAAGTCCTTGAACACGAAGGTGGATATGTAGATGACCCTACAGATTCAGGGGGCGAAACTAAATATGGAATAAGCAAAAAAGCTTATCCTGACGAAGATATTAAAGGTTTAACTGTTGAAAGAGCTAAAGAACTTTATAAAAGAGATTATTGGGATAGGTTTCGTGTGTCTGACCTTCCTAACCGTATTCGTCATATCTACGTTGATATGTGTATCAATATGGGTGGTAGAAGGGCAACTAAGATACTTCAAGAAGCTTGTAACAGTAAAAACTCCTACAAGATAGATATAGATGGTGGTATTGGTAAAGATACTATTAAAGCTTCAAGCAATCTTGAAGAATTTAGACTTAGAGCGTATAGAGTGATGTTTTACGCTGAACTTGTAATTAAAAAACCTGACCAAATGAAATTTTGGGTAGGTTGGTTTAGAAGGAGTTGCGAGGTATGATGGAATATCTTAAAAATTACTATGGTATCGTTACTGGTATTATTGGCTTAGTAGTTGGTTGGCTTGTATTTCCTTTATCTGCAAAGGTTGAGGATAATTCAAAAAAGATACAAACTCTTAGAACTAAAACTGCTGTTCAGGAAACAAAATTGTCTGATATGGATGATAAATTAGATGACATTAAAGCATCTTTGGATAAATTAGTTGATAAAATATACGAATAATGGATGTTTCACAACTACTTACAGAACATGGACTGGCTGTTGTTATCATCTTTTGTTTATTCGGTGCTATCAGTTGGTTTGCCAAGTGGTTTTTTAATCATTATACTGCAAATTTATCAACACAATTTACAGAATTGCTCAGAGAAATCGCAGAAGTCAAAACAGAAGTATTAGACAGCAATTCTAAATTGTATTCTATACATGAAAAACTTATATCTAATCAGCGTGAAATACAGGAAGATGTAAATGCTATTGAAAGCTCTTTAGATACTTTATTAAAATTTATTAAGGCAGATAAATAATGTGGCTGAACTTGGTGGACTTAACAAGGATGGTGGCATTAGCTTTGAGAGAAAGCGTAATTTCGATAAGAAAGAAAAAAAGCCTGAGATGTTCTCTCGAAAACCTCCTGACAGAAGTAAGGAAGTTGATGAAGAACTTGAAAAACCTATTGTTGAAGATAGACCTCTTAGTGCTGAAGAATTATCGAAGAATAAGCGACTTAATGCAAAATTACGCAAGGCGAAAGGGATTCAAGCAGGTGGATTTGCTTTTAACGGTGGAAGCATTATCGCTGCTCTTTTCTATATTGATAGCTTGTTGCTTGACCCTGCTACCGTTGATAATCTTAACGCTATTAATAAATTAATTGGTGCAGATATAGATTTTGAGAATATGATTGCTATTATACAAGGTTATAAAGCTCAGATAATAGGTTTTGCTATATCATCTCAAACTATGATAATGGGTTACAAAGATACTGTTCAAAAAATGAAGGAAAGAGGTAATGAATCTTTCTATGAAGTTTTTAATCAAGAATTGGAGAAAACAGGTATATAATGGTTTCTTTAAATTTTAAAGAAAGGATTGTTAAAATAGTTTTAGAAGTTATTGATAATACTATTGGTAAGAAGTTTCCAATTATAGATAAAGCAACGGATTTATTCCAAGCACATGATAATAAAATTAAAAGATTAGAAGAAGATATAGATAAAATTAAAAAACAACTACAGGACATAAAGTGAAATCATTTTTCGATTATATAAAAAAGTTAGCTATTCAAATGGTTATTAATCAATTAAAAGATAACTCAGATAAGTTGGCTAAGAAAATTGCAGACAAATGTGAAATTCCATTGTTAAATGAAAAGCAAGAAGCTGAATTAGCATCTAAATTGCTTGATGGAATGACAGAATTAATAGAAGATTTATTTGAAGATGATTTAAAGGAGAAAGATGCCAAAGGGTAAAGGAACATACGGTTCTAAGGTCGGCAGACCTAAGAAGAAAAAAAAGATGAAAAAGAAAAAGTGAGCTTAGATGGCTGATTTTAGATTATCCTTATCTTATGGTGTAAATCATATATCTATTCCATTATCTTTTTCGGGTGATAATAGTAATGTTGTTATGCAATTTGACCCTCAGTTAAAAAATAGTGATGGTGAGTATGTTTATGAATACATTAATACTCAGGGTGCTACTGCAACAAATGTCGGTGGTAGATATGAAGGTAATTTAGTATCATTAGATACTACTAAATCTTATATGGTAAGCAGTAAGCTTTCTCATGTAAAAAGTTTTGATGGAAGTGCAATTACAGAACACTCTTTAACTTATAAATTATATAATGGTGGTAATTTTATTTCTTTTCCATTTACAGAAAATAAGCTTATTGGTGAAGGTGATTATTCAACATCAGGAGTAGCTGATATAGATTTTATAATAAATAAAAATTTACTTAAAGGCTCAGGACACGCTACTGCTTGTATTGATTATATAAAAACAACAGGAAAAAGTGCAGGTGAATCAAAAATAATACAATACAATGGTAGTGGTTCTAATTTCCCTGATGATTGGTCGGGAAATTTATTAGAATTTAAAGCAGGTGAGGGGTATTTTTTGGGGTGTTCAGGCATAAGTCAAGCTTCTGTTCCTATAGATGCTAATCTATGGTCTAATACTGCTAACGATTATAATTACATTCCATTATCAGGTGTAACTCCTGCTGATTCAGAAGGGAATAATGTTTTTGCAGCTCCTTATGGAGAAAATTTAACTACAAGTACTTTTACTCTTTTATATTTTGGAGATGGTTATAAGGCTGTAGATAAAAATAATAATACTCTTTTAACATCAAATTCTTCAAGTAAAATTACAGTTGAAGGAGGTATGACAACAGATTACCAATTAGTATTTTACCCTTTCAATAAAATCGGATTAGATTCAAACAACCCTTTAGGTATGGCTTGTTCAAACTTGACATCTAAAATCGACACAAGTGGTGTAGATACAGGAACTGCTGTAGATGGCTCTCATAATATCGTTACTATAGCTGAGGATTTTTCAGGAACTTCGAGTGTTGATGATGCTGTATTGTCAGGAGGATTTTCTCCTTCCGATGTAAAAGAGAATAAAGATTTTACTAATTATCCTGATTATTTTGTAAGAGGGTATAAACAATTACCAGCTTTTAGTGCTTTTCCAAATTTAAATACTTATGAAGTTTATTATAGACTTTATCTTTCTACTTGGTATTTATGGGTTGGTGGACAATATATGTCATTCGATAGCTGGAGGTATAGAGCTTTTCATTCAGAAAATTCTCCCTTATTAGAAATTGACCCTGTAAACTTTAATTATCAAGGTCATAAGATATGTCCAGTAGTATATAATCCATCTGAAAGTGATGGCGAGAGATATAGATTTTGTGAATATCACCCACATCCAAGAGATAGAGTGACAGGTGCTTATGCAGAAGATTTATCAGAATATAATCATATATTTTATGACGAAGAAGGAAATAGAAAATATTCAGAAACATTTGGTGAACCATACGCACCACCACTTGATAAAATACTTCCTTATAAGTACCCTCATAGTGGAGTAGGTGAAGCACTTGCACCTAATTATAAATTTTTTAAATTAAGAGGGGTTTTAAAAATACTTTGAAGAATCTCGCTTTAGAAAAACCTGTTGATGAACATTTAAAGCCTGTAAAGGATTTTGATGGTACTTCTACATCTCTTGAAGTATCAACTGATAAAATCAGAGTTAAAGATTTAGAAGTAACAGGTACAACTATAGGAATAGATACAGGCACATCTATTACTGTAGATTCATCTTTAACAGATGGTTCTACAAATCCTGTAGAAAACAATGCAGTTTTTGATGGATTAGCTACTAAGTTGAATTTAAGTGGTGGTACTATGGAAGGTGCTATAGATGCTGATGGTAATAATATTACTAATGTTGGTGGTTTTAGTGCAGAAACTATGGCTAATTCGGCATCAAGCATTGATACAATAGATAATGGCACAAGCTTAGGAACATCTGCTTCTACTTTACCAACTCAAAATGCAGTAAAAGGTTATGTAGATGCAGTACCTACAAATGTTTATTCAAAAACATTAATAAAGGTTATGCCACGTGAGTTTATAGTTAATGATGATTATAATGGTAGGGCTGCGAATATAATAGAAGATGATACTTCTAATGAATTAGCGTTTAGAATGGGAAATTCAAATACAGAAGCTTATGCTTTTATAAAGATACCTGATGGTTATAAAGCTACCCATGTACAGGTTTTAGCATCTGCATCTACGTCTAATGCAGTAGTTTGTAAAACATTTAATTATACTACAGGTGCTACTACAGATTTAGAAACTTTTGATTTTAATACTAATGAAAATATAACAGATGTAACTGCATCAACGACAAATGATTTAGTAATTAAAATATTACCTGCATCAACTTTAACTAAGATTTATGGTGCAAAAGTAACGATTGCGAGTGTATAATGAGCTTAATAGATAAAACAATAGCATCAACATTTAAAGATATTGTCACAATAGAAAATTCTAATACTGGTTTTGATACAAATATTGACCAAGTGAAAAGTGGTAATGGGAATGGTTCATCTTTGTATTTATCTACTAATAATTTTAAAGTTCAACCAACATCAGATTCTACTACTAATTCAGTAATTTACGATAAAGATGGAAATATTTTATTTCAAGTAGATTCTACAAATGATGCAGTAAAGGCTTTAGGTAACCATGTTAATAGTCAATATGCTAAATTTTCAACAACAAATAGAGGTGCAACAAGTTATTCTGCAAATACTCATTATGCAGTAGATTATATTGGTAATTATTCCAATACTACTGACTATGTAACATTGGGTACAAGTACAAATCCTGATACATCATTAACTGTAGCTACAACTGCACATTTATTAATACCAAAAATGTGGTATGTGCCTGATGCAATAACTATAGATGCTGTTTCTTTTTGGGTTGGAGGAGATGCTGCAAGTGGTGATACAATTCGATGTCACTTAATGGCTTATGATATAGTTACTACATCAGGAGCTACAGGTGGTGATTTATCTAATGGTGTTGTTGTGGCAGATGGAGCAGATATTTCTAATGATGGATATGAACAAGCATATTATCAAGCTATGACAATTCAAAGTGCATCTGTTTCGGCAGGTAAAGCATTATTTTTTACATTTAGACAAGATGGTACAAATAGTGATTATTCTATTAGTTCAACTATTAAATATCATTTAACATAAGGGATTTATTATGCCAAATTTCAATGCTAATTTAAATATTAGAACAGGTCGGGGAGATGCTTTAACTGCATCAAAAAATGGTAGCTATGTAGATGTTTTTAATATTAGACAAACTGTTAATAATACAAATGCAAGTAACACCTTGTTAACAGGTGCTAAGTCTGTAGGTGTGGCTTCTATTAGCGATGCTAAGTCTTTAATAATTAAAAATAATGGTGAAGTTCCTGCTGAGATTGTAATTGCAACTAATACACATACAGATGCTACTCCTGATACTACAGGAGCTGCAGCATATCAAAAATATATTTTATCTGCTAATGACTTTATGTATTTGCCAAATATTAGACAAATGTATGGTTCAAGTGCAAATTCAAGTGCAAGTGCTTATACTTTAGACAATCAAGTACCTGATGCTAATATGTATGTTGCTTTAAATAACGCTGCTTCAGGTGATGCTCAATTAGTAGCTGAAGCTATTGATGGCTCTGAAACAGAAATAGATGTTGATGAGGGTGGATATTTTTTTGTAGGTGATTTAATTAGAGTTGAAAATGAAATAATGGAAGTTACTGCAATATCAACTAATACTTTAACTGTAATACGTGGCACACATGGAAGTAGTGCTGCATCTCATTCTGATGATACTGCTATTAGATTACCATTTTTCAATAATTATGTAGATTTTGATAAATATTCAACTGCTCAGACAGATAGTGCAGGTAAGTATAAGGCTACTAATTTAATAGGTTTATGTAGAAATACAGATGGTAGTGGTAATCCTGAATCAATGGGTTGTAATGGTCTTTCAATTAAATTTTATTCACAAGGATTTCAGGAAATTGGGTTATCAGGAATTTCATCATCTACTTCATCAGGATTAGATGTATCTACAGAATATAAATTTAATATAACAGTTGATGGAGGTTCTACATTTTCAAATCTTACATTCATTACCGATTCAAGTGACGTTAGTTTTGGTGGAACAAACGGAATCATTAATAAAATACAAGATGCTTTAGACACTCAATTTTACACAGCAGGTTCTAATTTATTCGAAAAGAAAGTAAGAGTTAGTATTGTTAATGGAGATGTAAGATTTACATCAGGTTCACATTTATCTACATCTGCTATTTTACTTGCAGCACCTACATCGGGAACTACTCCATTTGGAGTTGGTCGGCTACCTGCTATAGCTAACGTAGAAGCTCCTGTTGCTTCTAAGTTACCACAAGACACTATTATTGATAGTAGAACAGGGTTAGAAACTAAAAATATCAATCAAATGGCTTATGATGATGGGCATGGAGTAATAAAAGGTGTTTGTGATGGTACAATTTCTTATAATTCGGGTGCTATAACTTTACAAAATGCACCAGCTAATGCTAATTTCGTTGTTAGTGCAAACTATGGTTCATCCCAAAGTGGTGGTAATAGATTCGGTGCAGCTATGGGGAATTGCATAACTTCAATATCGGGTCGTTCTTGTAATTCAAAAATTGATACAACTATTGAAATAATAGGACTAAGATAATATGGCTACCAATTTACCAACTTATGCAACAGTAAATGATTTAAGAGATGTTTATCCTAATATAAATAAATACGATACTAAACAACCTTTATATAATTGGGTAGAGATTGGGGTTTCAGGTAGTTATAAACTATACCAAGCTAATAATTCAGGATTGACTAATGTATTATTTAGAGATGGTGAAGATTTAACAGGTTTAGGAAAAAAAGAAGTTTATACAGATTCTAATGTAGATACAAGTGAGGCACTTGACAGCGAAGAAACAGGTGTAGATGTTGCAGATGGTTCTGCCTTTTCTGTTGGAAACCTTATTAAAATTGATAGCGAAATAATGTTAATTACTAAAATCACTTCAAACACATTAACTGTAATTCGTGGATTTGCAGGTACATCCGTTGCAAGTCACGTTGACCCCTCAAGTGTTTTTATTGGTTTAAAATTTTCTATTAACAATCAATG